TTAAGCAAGTCTGCTTTTTGAGATAATAATGTTATACCAAGCAACTGCTCAATAATTTCTCTTTGTTCTGCTTGTTTAGTTGCTAAAAATGGTTGTGTGTATGTATTCAGTGCAATTATGTTTTTAAACATAGCAAGAGTCATACCAACTAGTTTATTAATTTCTTGTTGTGTTTCTTTGTTTTCGCCTTGTGCTTCGTTGCTGTCTGTATTTTGTTCAATGTTGTTTGCATAGAATTTAAAAATGCCAGGTTTTCTACCTCTTTCAATAGTGTAATCAACATTATTTTTTGTAAACTTAACACCCACTAACATTCCTTTTTCATTTGTTTTGTTTACTAGATTGTCTCTTCTAATATTTGTTAATGCTTCACCAAAAAATACATAAGATAATGCATTAATAATAGTTGTCTTACCAGTACCATTTCTAGCACCAGCGTCATCTCCACCTAGATCTAAATTTTCTCCAATAACCAATACTAAATTTTTATTAGCAAAGTTTATACTTTGTGTAGCATTACCTACACTCATAAAGTTTTTAACTGAAAGTTCTTTAATTGTTAACATCTAAATCGTTGTAAATTGCTGTTAATATGTTTTTGTCATATGTTTCAGAATCTACACCTTGTAATTGTTTAATAACAATTTGATCAACACTATCAAATTTTTGCACTTCAATTGTAGGCTGTTGTGCTTGGTCAAGTTGTTCTGGTATTAGTTGTAATTCTCTTAATTGATATTTGTCAATAAATGTTTCTCTTATAAAGTTTGCTTCTTCATAAGATATTTTAATATCTAAAGTAACTCTAGTATACATTTTTGGTTTTAAAAACTTTTCCGGATCTTCTAACAGTTCACTTATTTTAATAGTTCTATATCTTGGCATATCTGGCCAATTAATATATTTTGGTTGTCCACCATATTCTAATATCATCATACCACGTTCGTCATCCCAAGCGTCTGCGTAGTTGTGTGGAAATGCATTACCCATATAAGTTACATTTGCGTTTTGTTGTCTTTTATGGAAGTGTCCTGAGAAAACTTCTCCACAATTTGCAAAGTGTTCTGTTTTAATAGTTCCAACATCTGGCATATCTACCATTGCGTTCATTTTAAAATATGGAAGTTCAAAATGTCCAAACACATATTTTTGTGTCATTTTTTCAATAACTTTCCATTCATCTCCAACTACCCATGGAATAATTGCAACGTCATCTTCAACAATCCATTCATTAACAAGATGTATGTTTGGAATATTTCTAATATATTCCATTGAATTAATTTCTCTTTTTTCTCTGTAAAATAAATCGTGATTACCCATTATTACATAAACTTTTTCAAATGCCGCACCTAATCTTTCCATATTAGAAACTGTGTAGTTCATTGTGGAAACGTTAGTTGCAGATCTTTGGTGGTGCCAATCGCCTAAGAATATACAAGTTTCACAACCGTGTGCTTTGGCTTGTTCAATAAACCAATATATAAATGATTCGCAATCATCGTTGTGTATTCTAGAATTACCTTTTAGTCCAAAGTGTATATCTGTAAAACAAGCAACTTTTTTAAAAAACATATTCTACCATTTCTTTTTAACAGGCGGTTTATGGCCAGTCATATCTAATTTTTTATAATTTACTTCTTCAAAATCCTCTGCATTTAGTTGACCAGTTTTTTTAAATTTTTTGTTTAATTTTGCAATACCGGTTTTATTAACATATGTTACTTCACCATGTGCAGTTTCCATTCTCTTTTTATAAGCAACAGTGTTTCTATCATTTTCACCTTGTCTAGTAAAAGAAGGATTCATATGATTCATTTCTAATAAATCATCTCTAATAGATTGATTTTTCTTTTCAATGTTTAAAATTCTTGTGAAACTATTAGTAATTGCCGCAGTATAATATGCAAAAGGATTTTCAGATTTACTTTCATCAAACTGCAAACCAATTTGTGATAGTTGCATTAATGCTTGTGACTGCATTTCATCATTGTAAGTATAACCTCTCCAGTTTGATCTTGTTCCGTATCTTTCACAAAGTTTCATAAACATCATTGCTAAACTATTTGTAATTTTTCCATGAGTACAAGAGAAATAGCCATTGCCCATTCCACCAATCCAATGTGATTTTCCCACAACCTTTGCTTTACCTTTTTTGTCCAACCTATAATGTTGGAAAGGCGGAAAGTTTACTTTGCTGTGATGATCCGCTACACTTTTTGGATTTTTCTTTCTTTCAGAATCTTCAGGAATATGTTCAAATGTCATTACTCTAAATACCAAATCTGTTTTTTCAATTTTTCTAGTGCTAACTGTATAGTCTGATAATTTAATTTTTTTTAATCCAGATTCTTTTGCTGTTTCCCATGCTTCTTGTGTTAATCTTTTTGCTTTTGCTTTTCTGGCTTTTGCTATTGCTGAAGGATTAATTTTTTTAAGACTAGGTACTATAATATCATATTGTGAATCTTCTGTACTAACATACGAACAATATGTGTTTTTGCTGGCGTGTATTTGAGCCAATAGATCCCGATTGTTTAAGTATTTCACTCTCTTCATAATTATCTCTATTTTTTAGTAAATGACCACAAACAGGTCTGTTGAAATGTGCCGTACGGTTAATTAAATACGCCTATTATCTTGCCTATAAATATGTTTAAAGTATACAAAATTTAACAAAGGAAATCAACCAAATTATGGTTTGGAAAACGATAAAAAACACAGCTGGAAAGATTGCTAAAAGCACAGTAGGTGAAGGCATATTTAATAGAACAGCGGAAAGGCTTTTTGGCGCAAACATAAAGTCAAAGTATCTATTAAGAGGCCAAGCAAAATGGGTTAATAGAAAAGATGATGTTGATTGGCGTGTAAGATTGGCAGTCCCTCAGCAAGGTCCGTTGTTTGAAGAATTATTTCCAACAACTGGGCAAACTAGCCATCAACTATATCCATTAAGATCTGAAGCAGGATTCCATTGGCCAGTAACACCGTCAATGGTTGTGCAACATTCGGCTAATTATAATGCTTTATCACAAACACATAGCAATTATCCATTTCAAGCATATCAAAATTCACAAGTTGATCAAATGAATATTGTTGGAGAATTTCCTGTGCAAAATCAAGATGATGCCGCATATTGGGTTGCAACTGTAAATTTTTTACGTACAGTTTCAAAAATGTTTTTTGGCAACGACAAATCAAAATTAAAAGGTAATCCACCTCCTATATTACATTTAACAGGATATGGTGATCATATGTTTAAAAATGTTCCAGTTGTTTTAAACACGTTTAACGTTGAGTTAAGATCTGGAATTGATTATATTTCAACAACTCAAAGATCTCCATATCGTGAAATGGCTAATGACAATTATGACACAGTTGAATTTAATCCAGATTCTTTTGATCAAACATGGGCACCAACATTATCGCTTATATCAGTATTAGTAACACCAGTTTACTCTAGACAAAGTTTGAAAAACTTTAGTCTTAAACAATTTGCCGCAGGCGATATGGTGATTGGTGGTGAAAATGATACTAAGATAGGATTTATTTAATGTCAGAATATTCAAGCACATCACCGTATTATTCAACAGGTCAAAACGCAATTAATTTGGATGTATTAGTTCCAAGAACAATAACAGCAGAGGCCGATGACCAGTCTTATACAATTGAAAGAACTTATGCATATAGACCAGACCTATTAGCATTTGATTTATACGGAACTCCAAGGTTATGGTGGGTCTTTGCACAAAGAAATCCAAACGAGATAGAAGATCCAATTTATGATTTCAAACCGGGAGTTACGATACAGTTGCCTAAACCTGCAAACATATCTAAAGATTTAGGAGTATAAAATGCCATCGTTAGGTAAATCAGACCAACTCAGAAAAAGAGGAACAAAAACTGAAACTGTTTACAAGAAGGACGCAAATGATCCGATTTTTAAAACAAGGTTTAGTGGCGATAAAAACATCCAACGTTTCCGAAACCTAGAGGAAACTAGAGTAATAACAACAACAAGGTCTGATGAAACAAGAGCAGACACTCAATCATTAAAAGGTTCTAATGTAGAAAATCCTTTACACCAATTTACTACATATAACTCTCTTTTTACACTATCAGGAGTATCAGAAAAAGAATTATTTGATCATTCTTTTATGAAGAATCCTGTACATGATATTATTGCACGTAGTGGCGGTATAGGTAATCCAACAGTTTCTGGATATAGAGGAGAAGACGAAGATGCTGGCGAGAATAATCCTATATTTCAAGACAAAATAAAACCTTTCCTAAAAGAAAAATGGCAAAAAGATCATGCAGAGAGTATTAGAATATTAGAACAAGGCAAGGATATATTTTTTGAAAATGTAAATATTCTTTCAACAGCATCTCCTAATCCTGAAAGAGGAATGGGTAGTTTTACTAGAATGGAGTTTGAATTGCATGAACCATTTGGAGTGTCTTTTGTTGAAAAGGTTAGAGCGGCCACGGCTATTAATAGATTTCAAGATTATCAAGATGCACCATTATTGTTAACAATTGAATGGAAAGGGTTTGATGAACATGGAAGAGATATTACGCCAAAATTTAAAAGAGAAACCTTAGTTAGAAAAATTCCAATAATAATTTCAAGAGTAGAGTTTAATGTAAATGCTGGAGGAGCCACATACAGGATAATAGCAGTACCATATACGGATTTAGCATACGATGACAGATATAAATTTCCAAGAAGTGCTATGCCAATTGAATCCGATGATGCATTTACATGGTGCAAATCAGCTATAAGAATTTTAAACAATCAAATGTTACAAGAAATTAAAGAGAAAAAAAGAGAATTAAAAGATGTTTATGAATTTATCATTAGTTCAGAAGTTGAGCATGGTGCAATAAAATATAAAAAAGATGTTGACGGAAAAGCAAGTACTGTTTTGTCAGCAGGAGAAGTTAAAATTTATACATACGACGAAACATCTGATGCTAAAATGTCAGTAAAAATAAGTGGCCAAAAAACAACCGGAACAGACGGAACGTCACTGCCAAAATTATTTGAAGATATAATTAGGAATAGTTTTGGCTATCAAAATCTTATTGAAGACTTTTGGGCCACATATGTTTCTTCTGGAGGTGGAGGCGATATAGAAACATTAACAAAAAACGACAACGAAGAATTAAAGAAAAAAATGCAAAATGAAGCATATATGACTGCTTTGTTTTCAAATAATCAATATGTTAATTGGTTTAAAATTAAAACGTCAGTACAAACGTATACAAACGAAAATCCTGACAAATATACTAAAATGCACCGGAAAAAAATAACTTTTTATGCACAACCGTATAAAATTCATATAGGAAAATTAGTTACAGCCGGATTAAGCCTACCTGGAGATTTTACAGATAACGTAGTAAAACATTACAATTATATCTATACAGGAGAAAATATAGATATACAAAATTTAAATATCTTTTATAAAAGTGCATACTATATGCGTAGTCTAAGAGGAGATACAGAGACAGTAGGTGCTATAGAAAAAGCCTGGAATTGGATAACAAATACACCTACAAAAGTATTTGGGCAAGACCCAGCCGGAGCACTTCTAGGAACTAGATCTTATCCGTCAATAATAAAGTCTAGAAGTTCAGTTAGTTCAACTGAGAAAGGTAATACTAGAGCACAAGAATTTTATGATTATCTAACAAACCCTGAAGCAGATATGATGAAAATTGAATTAGAAATATTAGGTGATCCAACATATGTAGCACAAGATTTATATACACCGATTCATGCACAAAATATAGTAAATGGTGGTTCTGGCTTTAATGGTAATTTTAATTACATATGGCATTGTTTTAATGTTGATAACAACACACCAGCCATAAATTTAATATACTGGCTACCAGAAGACATAAATGAAAGTACAGGAGTTTTATCAGGAGTTGGTGATAAAGTAAAAAGAAATATGAAAAATTTATTTTTTAGTGGTGTTTATGAAGTTGTAAGAATCGATTCAAGTTTTAATCAAGGAGAATTTAAACAAACATTAACTTGCGTAAGATTACAAGGACAAAATGGAGAAGGGTTACCGGCGGTATTGACGGAGGGAGTTACAAAAAGTTCTAAAAAAATCGATAGTAACAAAGAGAAAGATAAAGATAATGTAAACAAGAAACATAAGTTAGATATTGATTGGACCAACCCATCTGAAATTAACCAATTTGATACAACAATTAGCAACAAGAGGTTCCCTTAAAGATGCCAAAACAACATTTCGGATTTTCAGACACAGAAGATAACCAAAAGAAAAGCAGTATTGGTCAATATGATACGGATCCAGGCCCATATATTGGTATAGTTGCTTTTCCGGCCGATCCTACAAGAATGGGAAAATTAGGTGTTAATATACCAGAGTTATCAAAAACAAATAATCCAACAAAAGATCAAATAATATGGTGTGATTATCTATCACCTTTTTATGGTTCAAAACCTAGAGATGCAGTATCAAAAACTGATCCTTACAATTATAAAGAGTCACAACAATCATATGGTATGTGGTTTGTTCCACCTGACATAGGAACAGAAGTACTAGTAATGTTTATAAAAGGTAATAAAAATCATGCATTTTGGCTTGGTTGTGTGCCACAACCGTTAATAAATCAAGAAATTCCTACTTCTGGATCAAGCGAGAATACTTCAGTAAGTGCTGATTATGTAGGAGAAATGTCTACGCAATCAACTGATGATATATTTGGTACAAACTTATTGCCTGCAGGCGAAAAAAATTCTAGACTAAATCCAGAACCCCTAACAGGTCGAGAAGAAAAATCATTTAAGAGACCAGTTAATGACTTGTTAGCAGATCAAATGTTAAATCAAGGAACAGTTGGAGACCCAGTTAGAGGACCAATATCATCATCTGTAAGAAGAGAAACACCAAGCAGAGTGTTTGGTATGAGCACACCAGGACCAATAAGAACAGATTCGCGACAAATGAATATTGGAATAGAAGGTGATAAAATAAGACCAGATAGAGGATTAGGACATTCATTTATAATGGATGATGGAGATTTTTTAGGAAAAAATAAACTTACAAGATTGAGAACAGCATCAGGACATCAAATATTAATGCATGATACTGAAGGGTCAATTTATATTGCTAATGGTTCTGGAAATGCATGGATTGAAATGACTGCTGAAGGAAGAATTGATCTTTATTCTGGTATTGGAGGAATCAATTTTAGGACAGAGGGAGATTTTAATTTACACGCAGACGGAAACTTTAATGTTCATGCAGGAAACTCACTTCGAATGAGTGCTACAGGTGAAATGTTAAAATCTGCCGCGGCAATATATTCAATGGGTGATATGGGAGTATTCACGTCAGCACAAAACGGACCAATAATGGATTATGGATCACAAGGTATTTCGTCATACACTAACGGACCACAAAGTCATGGTGCTGGAGGTAGAATAGATTTAGCAGGATCACAAGTACACTTTAACTCAGTTGGTGCAAGTGCTAGTTGGGGACCAAATTGGTTAACTCCAGAAAGGGCAGGAATGAAAGAATATGATGCCAATGATGTTGAGTTAGCAGACAAAGGTTTAAAACCATTAGAACCATTTACTAGAAAAACAAAAACAACAGTTCATAGATTTATACACCACGAACCTATGCCAAGATTTAAAGCCTTCCAAGCAGGGTCGGTACTTCCTATTGATCATGATGATAAAAAAATGTGGTCTAGGTTATCAAGCACGCCAGGAACTCCAGAATTTATAGCTCAACAAAATAGAATATCAGAAAATAAAACTATTAGAGATGCACAATATCAAACAGATATGTTGTCATATGTAAAAACAAAAATGGGTAATTCAACTGACGTAGCTAAAGCAAGAAAACTAATTAATGACTTTGGAAAAAAATACGATGACACTTTTCAGATTGTTAGTCAAGTTGGAGGTGCATGGGACACAGCTAATGATAGTATTTCAAATGCAATAGGCAAGTTTCCTCTTTCAGACCAATTAGATGGATCAGGAAACATAAAAGAATATTCTAGTAAATTAACTTCTCAAGTAATTGAAAATTTAACAGGTAAAGGAAAGGATATATTTGCAAATAAAGTTTTTGTAAACAATAAAGGAGATGTATTTTCACTTGGAGATACTGTCTCAGGCATAACAGGAAACGTAGATATAGGTTCTCTATCTAATGATATAAATGTAATTAAAAAATTAAAAGGCGATTTAAGTGTTCAAAGTTTAACATCAGCAATGAATGTTTCTTCGGTATCTCAAATTTATAAAAACGTTGTAGGTGGAAATGTAACTGGACTTACAAATATACAAAGTATTAATCAAGTAAAAGGAGTAGCAACTAGAGCTCTAGCAAAAATAAGAGGCGCAGATTTAATGAATCCAAATGAAATGAAAAATTTAACTAATTTTGGTAAGTTTTCAACAGGCCTTAAAAAGTTTGCCGCAAATCCTGGTGCTTTCTTTAAAGGTTTTAAATTCAGTGATATTAGATTAAAAGAAGAAATACAATTAGTTGGCAAATCACCTGCAGGTATAAACATTTATTCGTTTAAATACAAACACACAGATGGAACGTATCAAGGTGTTATGGCACAAGAAGTTCCGTGGGCAACAAAGATGACTGATACAGGATTTTATATGGTAGACTATAATAAAGTAGACGTAGAATTTAGGAGATTAAATTAATGTCGACGACATTTAAAGGATTTTCATCAAGAGCAGACAAGCAGAACTTTAAGATTTATGATTTTGAGTGTGCTAAACAGGATCTCATAAATCGTTTGTCGGTACGGAAGGGCGAAAGAGTGGAGAATCCTGAGTTTGGCACAATTATATACGATGCACTGTTTGAACCATTAACAGATGTGTTAAAAAGTGCTATTGTAGACGATGTTACAGCAAATATGAATGCTGATCCTCGGTTAGCTGTAGACGATATTAGAGTATCAGAGTCTAACCATGGGATAGCAATACAGTGTTCAGTTACATTTGTACCTCTTAATATCACTGAAAAAATGCGTTTTCATTTTGATGAGAACTCGCTATTACGCCTATCTTAATATACGCATATAATTAATTCTATAAATATTGTTGTAAAACACTATGGCCACAACAGAACGACAGAATAGATTATTAGTAGCGGAAGATTGGAGAAAAATCTATCAAGCATTCCAACAAGCCGACTTTAAATCTTACGATTTTGAAACATTACGTAGAACAATGGTGGCTTATCTACGTGAAAATTATCCAGACGATTTTAATGACTTTATTGAAAGTTCAGAATATGTTGCATTAATTGATTTAATTGCATACATTTCACAAGCACTTTCTTTTAGAGTAGACTTAAATGCTAGAGAAAACTTTTTAGCAACCGCTGAAAGAAGAAACTCGGTTTTAAGATTAGCAAGATTAATCAATTATAATGCTAGACGAAATTTACCAGCAACAGGACTTTTAAAAGTAGATTCTATTTCTACTACAGAAGATGTAATTGATTCTACAGGAACAAATATAGCAACACAAACTATTATATGGAATGATTCAGCAAACTCAAATTATAGAGAACAATTTACTGCTATATTAAATGCGGCAAATCAAACAGGACAGTTATTTGGAAAACCAAGAGAATCAGGAGACATTGGTGGAATAAAAACCGAAGTTTACACTCTTGCATCAAACCAATCTGATTTACCTATTTTTACATTTACTAAAAGTGTTGGTGGAACATCAAGAGCTTTTGAGATTGTACCATCGTCTATTAATAATTCAGAATCAATTTACGAAGCAGATCCAATTGATGGAACAGGTTTAACTTATTCATATAGAACTGATGGATCTGGAGATGCATCTAATAATACAGGATTTTTCTTTTTATTCAAACAAGGTTCATTACAACAATCAGATTTTACTGTTGATACAGCTACTACAAATTATAAAAGACCAGTTGGTTCAGGTGGTATAAATGATACAGACGTTTGGTTATATAAATTAGATCAATTTGGACAAGTATATGAAAAATGGACAAGGGTTCCTTCTGTATCGGGTAACAATGCCATTTACAATTCTTTATCAAAAAGTGAAAGAAATATTTACAACGTTGTTACAAAAAATAACGATGCAATAGATTTAGTTTTTGGAGATGGAAACTTCTCTAATATGCCATTGGGATCTTTTAGAGCATATTATAGAGTAAGTGATGATGCCAAATATGCTTTACAACCAGCAGATATGTCGTCAATTCAAATTGATGTTCCATATCTATCTGTTAACGGATCACAACAAACGTTAACTATTAATTTAGGATTAAAATCATCAATATACAATAGTGCGGCAACTGAATCTAATGATTCAATTAAAGAAAAAGCACCACAAGTTTATTATGCACAAAATAGAATGATTACTGCAGAAGACTATCAAGTAGTACCGTTGTCAGCATCACAAGAAATTATAAAAGTAAAATCAGTTAATAGATCAGCATCTGGAATATCTAGAGCAAAAGAAATTTTAGACCCAACTGGTGCTTATTCAAATTTAAGTATATTTGCTGACGATGGAATATTATATAGAGAAGAAAATACAAACCAATTTACATTTACATTTACTAATAGAAATGATATTTTGTCTACAGTTAATAATTCAGTTGAAGCAAAATTAAAAGAAGCATATTCAAGACATTTTTATTATTTGAAATATGGAACTAAAGATTTAAGCACATTATCAGCTACGTGGAATTCTACAACAACTGGTACAAATACTAATACAGGATATTTTACATCAGGCGGTGCACTTGTAATTGGTGACTTTGCAACATCCAATTTAAAATACGCAAAAGTAGGGTCTTTAATTAAATTTACTTCTCCTGACAGTAGAGAATTCTTAAACGGTTCATTAGTTACTGCAGGCACAGATAACGCAGAAGATAGATCATGGGCAAAAGTTGGTGCAGTCGACGGAGATGGTGCAAATGGTGGTGTAGGAAATCTAGCATCAGGATTAGGCCCAGTTACACTTAATAATATAATACCGCAAGGTGCAAATATAACAGCAATATTTCCTAACTTGGCTACAACATTTAGTGATGCACTTAAAACTGATATAATTGACAGAACAGAAGCATATGAAGACTTTGGTTTAAGATATGATTTAGATAGTCAAGAGTGGAAAGTTATTACTACAACAAATTTAAGTTCAAGTTCAACATTTAGTTTAAGTAATGCAGGATCAACAACAGGTTCGAACACAGACGCAAGTTGGTGGTTTAAGTTTACAAACGATGGAAACACTTATACTGTAACTTATAGAAGTTTAGATTATATATTTGAATCAGAATCTCAAAATAAATTTCATTACGATAAGCAAGAAAAAATTTATGATTACAAAACAGGTAAAAGTGTTAAAGATACAGTAAAAATTTTAAAAACTAATTCAATAGTTTCTACAGGAAATTCAATTGGTTATGATATTAATTGGCAAGTTGTAGATACAATTACAGAAGCAGATGGATATCAAGATAACAGAAAAGTAAAAGTTGGTTTTTATGATGACGACGACGATGGTGTTGTTGATAATCCAGATATATTTGATATTATAGTAGAACCAGATACAAGCGAGTCTACAAAATATGTATTTTATCAAAAGTATACATCGTACGACAACATAGAAAGATATAAACCATATGCGGCAACTAATTTTGTTGTAACGCAAAATGAATCTAGTATTACACTACCAAGTTCTTATTCAGATGGACAATTATTTTATTTTTATGATACATCAGAAAATGTAATTAAAAAATTTAGTTCATCAACAAATACTCTAGTTACAACTACAGATTATTATGCAAGACGAGGTAGATCAACTATAAATTTCCAATATAAACATAATGCTGGACAAGAAACAAGAATAGATCCTGCAGTTTCAAATATAGTTGATGTGTATATGTTAGAAAGAACGTATGATAATTTATTTAGAATATGGTTACAAGATGGTGGAACAAAACCTACACCACAAACATCGGATCAAATAAGAATTGCATATTCAGGAAAATTAAATCCGTTAAAATCATTATCAGACCAAATAGTTTATCATCCAGTAAAATATAAAATTTTATTTGGTAAAAATTCAGACGAAGAATTACAAGCAACATTTAAAATAGTTAAAAATTCAAATACAAATGTAACAGACGCAGTAGTTAAAACTAGAGTAATTAATGCAATTAACGATTTTTTTGCGTTAGACAACTGGGATTTTGGAGATGCATTTTATTTTACAGAATTAGCCGCATTCGTACATAACAGACTAGCACCAGATATTATGACAGTTGTTATTGTACCAAATCAATCAGGACAAAGTTTTGGGTCTTTGTTCCAAATAAATTCAGCGGCAGACGAAATTTTCATTAGTGGGGCCACCGTTAGTGATGTATCAATTATAACTGCATTAGGTGCCAACCAACTAGTAGCATCAGGAACAGTTGTAACTTCAACATCAACCGCTACAACAAACACTACAACAGGTTCAGCAGTGTCAGGCTCTACTACATCAGGATCCGGTTCAAGTACCGGCAGTAGTGGGGCAGGATACTAATGGCAGATAATCCAACTAGTCCATTAACAAATCAGGAAGTTGTTAAACAAGGCAACAACGAATTACGAAGAACAGTCCAACACTTACCTGCATTTTATAGAACAGACGCAAACGAAAGATTTTTAGGTAGCACATTAGACCCATTAGTACAAAAAGGATCTTTAGAAAGGATTGATGGATATATTGGTAGACAAGATGCATACACTAGAAAAATTACAGATAGGTATGTAGGAGCAACAAACAGAGATAGATTTGCTTATCAGTTAGAACCTACAGTAACTTATACAGATAAAGATACAACATCAGTTAATCCAGAAGACCAAGTTAAATTTACAGGAACGTATGATGATTATATTAGTCAAATAAAATATTTTGGTGGTGTAGTAGATAATCATGATAGATTAAACAAAGAAATTGTTTATTCTTGGAACCCTGCTATTGATTATGACAAGTTAATTAATTACAGAGAATACTATTGGGTGCCAGAAGGTCCTAATCCAATTGAAATAGATTCAGTTGGACCATCGGCTGTATCAGAATATAAAGTCGAAGTATGGCCAGATGATGGTAGTTCTGCTAAAGCATGGAATTTACCTCATAGAGAAAACGAAAGAAATCCAATTTTAACGTTATATAGAGGTAATACTTATAAATTTAATGTAGACGCAAAAGGTCATCCGTTATGGATAATGACCGAACCATATAAAGACAGTGTAGCCGCAGACGGATCAACGTCAACAATATATTCAACTGGAGTAACAAATAATGGTACCGATGGTGGCACAGTAACATTTACAGTACCAACAGGTGCACCTGATACATTATATTATCAGTGTGGCAACCATGATTCTATGTATGGTACATTGTATATTAGAACTATATCAACTACTGATAAATTAGATCCAGATAAAGATATAATTGGAGTTAAAAATTATTCATTAAGAACATTAGATTTATCTAATGGTATGAAAATTAAATTTAAAGATAGTATTCTTGGAGGAGCATCAACATATAAAGGTAAACAATATTATGTTGAAGGAGTTGGTGATGCTATTACTTTAACCAATGTTGAAGATTTAATTACGCCAGAAAGTTATGCAACAGAAACTCAAATTCCATATGATTCAGCTGTTTACGATTCAAGACCATATTCAACAGCATTTTATAGACCAGAAACATTAGATTATATAACAATTAAAAGAGATTCAATAGATAAAAACCCGTGGTCTAGATACAATAGATGGTTTCATAGAGATGTAATTGAAAGAACCGGAGAAATAACCGGAGAAAAGAAAGTATTAGATGAAACAGATAGAGCAAAAAGACCAATTCTAGAATTTGATTCGGGACTTGAACTTTATAATCACGGAAATGTTTCAAAAGGATCAGTAGCATTATTTGATACAGTAACAACAGATGCTTTTAGTAATGTAGTTAATTCAACAGGTTATATTATTGACGGTATTTCGTTAGCTGACGGAATGAAGGTAATATTTTCTGCAGACACTGATCCCACTGTAAAAAATAAAGTATATGTAGTAAATTTTGTAACAGCAGGAGATTCAACTTTAAGTATTGCATTAACTGAAGACACTAATGGCTCTCCAGTTGATAGAGAATCAATATTTGTTGAACTTGGTACATCAAATCAAGGTAAAACTTTTTATTATAACAATACAACAAAAGTATGGACAGCGTCACAAGAAAAAACAAAAGTAAATCAACAACCTTTGTTTAAAATGTTTGATGATAGTCATATATCTTTTGATGATGCTACAACATATCCAAACTCAACGTTTAAAGGAGCAAAAGTTTTTGAATTTGCAACATCAGATTCAGCAACTAAAGACACAGTATTAGGAATCAAAGTAAAATATAACACAATTAATAATGTTGGAGATATTGTATTTGAATCTGATCACACTTCCGGAAGTTTTACATACAACTCAGGAACAACTATTGTAACAAAAAAATTAGCAGAAGGCCATTTACATTATACTACAAGTTCAACAACACATAACTCAAAAGGTGCATGGATTAAAAGATCAAGCGAAAGTAAACAAAGAGTTATAAGAACTTTTATTGCTGATGAAACAGAAAAACAATTATTTCAAGTTGATTTTTATAAAGAGTCAGCGGCATTAACTGATTTAGAAATTTCAGTTTCAGTTAATGGAATTAGAAAAAATTTAACAACTGACTATACTTTAGTTAATGGAACAGTTAACAAATATGTAAAATTTGTTAAAGAATTATCAGTTAATGATCAAGTAAAAATTACTGGATATTCTAGTGCAAAAAAAGTTGCAAATAAAGGAATATACGAAGTACCAAAAAATTTAGAAACTAATGCTTTGAATAAAACTATAGGTACATATACCTTTGGTCAAATATTAAACCATGTACAAGATATGTTTGAAAGGAACATTGAAGTAACTGGAGTAATACCAGGAGTTTCAAATTTAAGAGATAAGCCAGATGCAAGGTTAAAAGGTGGGACAATTTTGCAACACCAAAGTTCTTTGTTACCCGCAGTTTTTAGTTTAATTGATCAAAATGCAAATGTAATAACTGCTTTAGATTATTGTAATAAAAAATACGAAGAATGGTATAATTCATTTTTAACACACGCCGTTGGAACTGCATATGAAGGTGTAGCATCAGATAGAGTTGATGAAATATTAGAATCCATGAACCAAGGTAAAAATAGCTCATTTCCATTTTACTATGAAGACATGGCAGGATTTGGTGAAAATGTTTCAATAAGAACTTATACCGTTCCTGATGCTTCTCAAACAGAATACGCAATTGATTCACAATTTAGTATAACAACTTCAAGTAATAGAGCGGTGTATGTATATCTAAATGATGTATTGTTAAATTTAGGTACAGATTATACTTTTAGCACCGACGACGATACTGTTAATATAACAGCCACACTTGCAGAAGGTGATACAATTAAGATTAGAGATTATCCTGATACAACTGGTAGTTATATTCCACCAACACCAACTAAACTTGGAATGTATCCAAAATTTACACCAGAAAAGTATACAGATACAACTTATATTACTGATACTGAAGTTATTAGAAAACATGACGGATCCATTATAAAAACATATGGAGACGAAAGAGATGATTTAATAATAGAATTAGAAAGAAGAATTTATAATAATATAAAAGCGTCTTATGATTCTACATTATTAGATATTAATGAATCTACGCCATCAGCATTTACATCAACTGAATTTACATTACAAAATATTAATGACGTTATGGCTGGAGATTTTTATAAATGGGCTGGTAGAAATAATGTGCAATATCTTACAAATACAACTTTTTCTGAAGGATCACCTTTTACTTACAACTATGCAAGAAGTACTGATAGAGTAAACAATCAAAGTTTGCCAGGACATTGGAGAGGAATATACAAATATTTTTATGATACAGATTGTCCACATACTAGACCATGGGAGATATTAGGCCATTCTGAAAAACCTAGCACGTGGGACGCAACTTATGGTGCGGCACCTTATACGTCAGGTAACACAGTATTATGGGACGCAATAGATTCTCAAACTGGAAGATATGGAAAATCAGGAATTAAAAGTTATTTGCCTGTTAATGCATCAGGCGAGTTATTAGATCCTATTGCGGCAGGACTTATAGATAATTTTGATATACCAGGAAGAAGAGCAGGATGGAAGTTTGGTGATCATGCACCAGCAGAAACGTCTTGGAGAAGGTCATCAGCATATCCATTTACTGTAATGAAAACTTTAGCATTAACAAAACCTGCTAAATTTTTCTCAATATATTTTGATACATCAAGGCACACATTAAACTCTGTAGGAAATTTAGTAAGTTCTGAAACAGGAATTCGAACACAATTAGCAACAGCAAAATATCATTTAGAAACGTTAACAGATAATACAACTGGCACAACAACAAGGTATACTACTGCAGGATATCAAAATTTTGTTGTAAATTTCTTAGTTTCAAGAAATTTAGATCCAACAACTTTTTATTATGATAAAATGAAAGCCTTAGATGTACAATTATCTTATAAACTTGGTGGATTTACGGATAAAGATAATTTAAAAGTTTTAACAGATTCGGTTTCACCAGGATCAGCATCCGGTTCTAAATTTATTCCAGATGAAAACTATAAAATATTATTTAGAACATCAAACCCAGTTGAATCGTTTGAATATTCAGGTGTGTTAATTGAAAAAAATACTGATACTGGTCTTGATGGATCAACATTATTAGGTGGATATAAAGTTTTAGGTTATAATACTACAAAACCATATTTTAATTTTTATTATCCTGTCGAATCAGCAACACATAACAAAGTTAAAATATCCGGAGTAGAAGTCAAACAATATCCAAATTATTCAGAAGATTTGCAAACTGTTCCTTATGGATTTGTATTTGACACGATACAAGAAGTAGTAAACTTTTTATTTGGATATGGACACTATTTAGAAAACAGAGGATTTAAATTTAACAAATATTCAAATGAAATTAAAGAAACATTAAATTGGTCAAATGCAGTTAGAGAGTTTTTATTTTGGACAACTCAAAATTGGTCGCCCGGAAGTGCTATAACTGTATCACCGGGGGCTAATGGATTTGAATTAGATACAAATAATTCAGTTGTAGGAAAAATTAAAAACCTTGCAGGGGATTATTCAACATTAGATGCAGGTGGAAGAAAAGTAGATATAAGAGATATTTCTATTAAAAGAATTGGAAAAACATTTGATTTAGGAATAAAAGCAAACGATGTAGGATTGTTTAATATTGAATTAAACACAGTTCAAAAAGAGCATATGCTTTTATTTGATAACTCTACAGTGTTTGCAGATATAATTTATAATCCACAAACTGGCTTTAGACAACAAAGATTAAAATTAGTAGGATGGAAAACTGGTGGATGGAATGGTGATTATTATGCTCCGGGATTTATATTTGATTCAGCACAGGTTAGTTATTGGATAGCAAACACAGATTATAAAATTGGAGATTCAATTGAATACCAAGGTAAATTTTATGTTGCAAAAATAAACCATACTTCAACAACAGAATTTGTAACGTCCAATTGGATATTAAAATTAGAAAAACCAGCACCACAATTAATTCCAAACTTTGATTATAAAATTTCACAGTTTAATGATTTTTATAGTTTAGAATCAAATAATTTTGATGAATCGCAACAAGAACTTGCACAAAAATTAACTGGATACCAGTCAAGAGACTATTTAGAAAATTTATTTGTTAATGATATATCACAATATAAATTTTATCAAGGATATATTAGAGAAAAAGGAACAAAAAATGCTATTGATAGAATATTAAAAGCAAAATACGAAGACCAAGACATTTCTTTAGACTTGTATCCTGAATGGATGATTCGTACAGGAAGATTTGGTAATGTTGATGCGATTGAAAATATACAAATAAGGTTAAAAGATAATGAAATTGTAAACAATCCACAAAGTATTGAATTACTTGATTCTTCAAATAGTACTAAATCTTATATAAGAAGTTTAGGAATTCCAAAACAAGACTTTTATCATACACCAGTTGAATATACAGCTAGTACAACTTTTTCACAATATGATTATACGAAAACAGGTGTTGATAGAGATACAGTACAAGTTTATAAAACTGCAGGGTATCCACAATTAAAACAAGTTCAACATACGGCATTTAACATTTCAGATCTTCTTAATCTTGATATTGACGGTGTAGAAGCCAATGAGTTAGTTTGGGTTGCAAATAAATCAAATAACGATTGGGACGTTCTTAGAATAACAAATGCAGGAGTAAAAATTGCAAATTTAAGATCAATAAACGAATCAACGCAAATGGAAATTACTTTTACAGCAGGTCACGGATTGACTGACGCTACATCTACTACGTTAGCTGATTATATTGGAATAGCAGAGGCAGAAGACGAAGCATTAAACGGAGTTTACGAAGTTAAAAATGTAATTGACTATAAAAGAATAGTAGTAGATTATACAGGTAATTTGGCTTTACCTACACTTGATGATGGATCAACAGCAGATAGTTTTGGAAATGTTTTAAAATTTGTTTCAGTAAGATTAGATTCAATGGACAATGTAAACGATCGTCTAGGCTATGATGTATATAAAGACAGAATTGAGGCATTAGAAACAGGTGATAAAGTATTTGCAGATGCAGATAGTGACGGATTATGGAGAGTATATGAAAAACAAAATCCATATACACATAAACAATTATTATCACCAGATAGTACAACTGCTGATCAGGATTTTGGATGGCAAATTGTTGCAAGAAACGACGGAAGAGCTGTGGTAGTTGCCGCACCAACAGATGGACAAGGTACAATAAACTTTTTATTCAGATCAACAGCAACAGCAGGATCGACTTTCTTATCACAAGCATCTTTAACAACCACTGCAGGTGACGATAACACAGGTAAGTTAGGTTATTCGTTGTCAATGAGTACAGACGAAAACTTTGTTGTAGCAGGTGCACCTTATACCAATTCTTATGGCTCTGATGGAAGCACAAGATTTTCAGATGCTGGATTAATTAAAATATTTGTGTGGCAAGCGACTACGTTTCAATACGGAACATTATCTACAAAACTACCACCAGAAGATCAAGCAAGTCAAAATTTTGGATGGGCACATAAAATTTGTGAACCGGGAGCAAATTCAGTTAGATCAACACCAACAAAATATTTGTTTGTATCATCTCCAGGGTATAATACAGATACAGGTAGAGTGTATATGTATGAATGGAGTGTTGGTGACGATGGATCAACATATGATACATGGACACAATGTTTAACAATTGATTCTCAATCACCAGGATCAAACCAACGTTTTGGACATAGAATTGCCGCAAGTGATACAGCAGATATTCTTGCAATAAGTTCTAAAGCACCTGGAAATGCAGGTAAAGTAGAGATATTTGTAAGAACATCATCAAGAAACGATGATAGTGTAAATCATTCATTTAGTTTAGTGCAAACACTTACTGGTGTAACAAGCGATGGATCAACACTTAATACTCAATTTGGTGAATCAATAGCAATGAGTAAAGACGGTACAACTTTAATTGTTGGCTGTCCGGGTTATGATGATAGTTCAGCCGCAGACGCAGGAGCAATTTATTATTATAAATGGGACGCTGACAACGATTCTACATTAACTTATACTTTACAACAAACGTTAAGTTCACCAGATAAACAAGCATTTGCAAAATTTGGATCATCTGTTGATCTAAACAACGACGGAACAAGATTAGTTATTGGTGCAGAAAAATTTGCTAATAGTAGAGAAATGAAATTTGATTCAGGTGAAACAACTTTTGATTTACAAGACACTGTTGTTGTTGATGAGAATATAGGATCAGGTGGTGCATACACGGCTACAAGGTATAACACAAAATTTGTAATAGATGATAGATTAACTACAACAAGTGTATCTGCTAATGATGATTTTGGAAGAGGTGTATGTGTAATTGACCAATCAGTGTTTGTAGGAGCACCAGATGATGATGGAAACATTTCTTCAGATGGAAGTACTAAACTTTCAAACGACGGAACCGTTGCAGTTTTTGACCTTACAACCAATGATGAATATGCATGGAAACAACTTACATATGAAAAACCATTAATTGATATTGAAAAGTTAGGAAAAACTTTTGATTTTGATAGCAAGTCTAAAAGAATTAAAGAACATTATAATTTATATGACCCAATTAAAGGAAGAATATTAGGTGTAGCTGATCGAGAAATTAATTATAAAACACATTGGGATCCAGCACAATATAATAATGGCACAAATCCAAATACTAAAATGTCATGGGGTGAAGAACATATTGGAGAAATTTGGTGGGATCTTTCAAAAGTAAAATGGATTTGGTATGAACAAGATACACAAGAATACAAAACAAATAATTGGGGTAAAACTTTTCCAGGATCTTCAATTGATATTTGTGAATGGACAGAATCAACATATCTACCGTCACAATGGAGTACTTTAGGTGCTTCAACTGACGGCCCATCTTTAGGAATTACAGGAGTACCAGTTCATCCTGATGATTCACAGTATACTCAAAGAAGAAAATACAATTCTGACACAGGAGTATTCACAAACTATTATTACTTCTGGGTTAAAAATAAATCAAATGTACCAACAACCAGTGTTGTAAAAAGATTTAATACAACGTCATATATTTCAAATATAATATCAAATCCAAGATCGTTTGGATTTAGTTATTATGCAGTAACTGATATTAACAAAATAATTTTATGGAATACAAAAAATTTAATTAATGTTGATATTATTTTAAACATTGATACTAAAAATAATACATATGATTCTAACGCACATTCAGTATGGAAGTTAATACGAGAAGGTGATGAAGATTATAGACCAGGAACACAAATAGAAACACGTTGGTGGGATTCTTTAATAGGTAAAAACGCATCTGGAGATGTTGTACCAGATCCTAATCTTGCAGTAAATGAAAAATATGGAAATAATATTAGACCAAGACAAAGTTGGTATACTAATAGATATGATGCCTTAAAAGAAATAATTGATTATGCAAATAGTGTATTAAAGAAACAGCAATTAGTAGGAACATTTAGTTTAACTAATTTAAACTCAAAAGATCCTGAACCAACTGCTGGAAGTTTAGAATGGGACGCAACAGTTGACACATATGAAGAATTAACATACCTTGATACTAGAGATATATCTGGTCTAACAAATTATCTTGTAAAATCAGACAGTAATGCAAATAATTTGTGGGCAATATACCAATGGGACGGATCAGTTTGGTCAAGAACAAAAGTTCAAACATATGATTCTAGCAGGTATTGGTCATATACGGATTGGTATAAAACAGGTACAGACGAAAATACAAAAATTGACAAACAAGTTACATATGAATATGAATTAGATCAATTAGATTTAGGAATTGACAAATATGTTAAAGTAACTTCAGCAGACACTGGTGGTTGGAAAATATTTAAAAACACAGCCTCTGGTTGGGAAAATTGTGGAACACAAAACGGAACTATTAGAATATCAACAAAACTTTATGATTATTCTCAAGATGCAACAGGGTTTGCAGGGCCAGATAATTTTGATGATAACTTCTATGACCAAGAACCATCATTAGAAACAAGACATATATTAAAAGCATTAAAAGAAGATTTATTCATAAACCAATTAGCTGTAGAATACAATACTTTATTCTTTACAGGTTTAAGAAAAGTATTAGAACAACAAACTTATGTTGATTGGATGTTTAAAACTTCGTTTTTAAATGCTAGAAATTCGGTTAGACAGTTAGATCAGAGAAAAACTTATACAACAAAAACAGATACTTGGGTTGAAAGTTATATTAACGAAGTTAAACCTTTCCATAGTAAATTAAGAGAATATAAAATAGGTTACCAAGGTACTGACACAGAAGATGGAATATTTACAGACTTTGATAATCCACCGTTCTATGATTCAGAAACTGCAAAAATTAGAGGATTAAATGTATCTAAAGATTCTAGTAAACTAACTGAATATCCATGGCAGATGTGGTATGACTATCATAAAAAATATGTTTCATCAATTACATTAGTAGATGGAGGTTCTGGATATACAGAAACACCAATAGTAACAATTATAGGCGGAACGGTAGAAAGTACAGGACCATTCCAAGTATTAGGTACAAGTAGTTCTGGTAGTACAAGTGGAACGTATGGATATTATTATCCATTGTTTACAGATCAAGAACAAGCAAAAATATATGACACACAAAATAATAGTGGATCGGGTGTCGCAACATCATACACATTTACTGAATACTCTGGTAGAACTTTTTATATGCCTGCAAGTACAGTAAACACAGGACAAACTCTTAAATCGGGTGAATTTAAAATGTACAC